TATGCTCGAACTCCACCGTTTGCGGCGAAGTTAGCATTAGAATCGTACACACCACCCATTGATGCCCCGTCTTGAGCGACGATATCATCAATAGATGTAAAACCAGCACGACTGTAAATCGCAATACCATCACCGTCTGCAACAGCAGCGGAGGTGGTAGCGTGAGTTACAACACCCGTTGAGGTGTTGACAGCCGAAACTGCTACACCGGAAGTGTTGATCCAGTCGTTAGCTGAAGTATCCCAAACCGTAAGTGTGTCACCAATCTTTATGTGTTTGGCAACAGCGGCTGGGACAGTTGAGGTAGTCGTGCTACCTGCGGAAGCGAGATACATGGAACCAGCCATCAGTTCCTCATTGATCTCTTTTACGTGGTCAAGCTGTGCATTCTCGTTCTCCATCGCAAGAACGTCGCCAATACCACCTTCGAGTTGCGCCGTAAAGACTGACTTTACAGATGCACCGAATGTAGTCGAAACGATTCGAGGCAAGCTCGATATCGTTTCAATATTGGAAATGTCCACGGTTGGAAGGCTACCAGTTTCAGTAATGGGCTTGGAGCGGGTGTTATCCCGGTACCTAGCCGATCTGATACGCCAACCAGCCGTACTACCCCAGACAGTTCTGGGGATAGCGTTGAAGAAACGGGTTTGGTTGTTCAAAGCTTGCCATACTTTTCTACCATAGGTAGTGTTGAATATGCCTGTAGCACTATCGACCGTGAAGTATGTCTGCTTTTGCAGATACTCTGGGCCGAAAACGGAGTTGTATAGACCCCGTTGGGACTGAGCAAGATATTCACTTAATGAAGGATTAGCCATCGTTCAATCTCCTGTTTCTTTAATAGTAATTAGTTAAGAAGTTCTCTAGGAACTCCATCGGTATCGCCAGCCTGTATCTTCATTTGGAGCCTACGAAGCTCTCCATATGAAAGGTCAGCGAGTTGATCCACTGCCTCGTCTGGGTTATTTGATTTCACAATTGGAGTTGTGCCATCAGTTCCAAGCGGGTGTGTGATCTGTTGCGGTGCGACCAATCCAGTCTCTTCTCGGAAGCCCATCTTGCGTAGACGGTTTTCTGACTCTTTTTCAATAGCCTTTTCCATCCCACCTTCAAGGGTAGCAAGTTGCTTGCGTAGGGAATCAAGTTCCTTCTGCATAGACTTTATCTCGTCTTCATCTTCTTTTTCGTCGTCGTCAGCAGCTTTTTCGTCTACTGGGTACTTCTCTTCCTCGTCCTCTTCTTTATCACCTTTTGAGTAAGACTCTTCGATATCTTTATCGTCGTCGTCTTCCTCTTCTTCGTCGCCTTCTTTTCGCATAGCCTGAATCGTGTTCTGCTGCTGGTCTATCTTTGTATTGATATTCGCAGCGGATTCGGAATCATCGGCATTAGATGAACTTCCACCAGTGGTCTTAGCTTTACGCTCTCCACCAGATACATCCATACCCTGATCTGCCTTTAGCATGTTAGCAACTTCAGTTGCAAGTTCTTTCACAAGGGCGGCTTTTTCAACAGCAGCTTCTTCTAGTTCTTTCTTGTCTTCCTCATCCTCATCTGCCTTCGCAAGTCGTGCATCCATTTTGTGGAGTACTTCTGCGACCGCAGATAGAGCGAGGCCATTGCCCTCTAGAGCTTTCTCAATGCGTTCCATTTCGTCAGCCATAAGGTATTCCTCCTGTAATCCATTCCAGTTCAATATTAAAATACGTATGGTTGGTCTAAGCCACCCCCGACCACACGAAAATACGACGTTAGTACGTTTGTTCTAACATTTTATTATACTATACTTGTATAAAAAACCTACGAAAATCGCTAAAATTACATTTCTTTTTCATTTAAAGAGGGAACACCCTTTTCAATAACGTGGAGGATTTCGTTTCTGTAGTCGTACATAGGAACTTGGAGGAGCTTTTTCAGCTTTTCACACTGAGTTCCTTCGGGTAGTGAGGCTTCAATTAGGTCTAGAATCTTCCCGACCATTCGTGAGTGCCTCTGCATTACAAATTCCTGCTCTTTACTTACTCTTGTTAAATCTACTGACATCATACTCTCCTTATCTTATGCAACCCTAGGGGGTTTTATTGTTGGTTCAGGAGTTCCATGCGCCTTCACCCACCCTCGTTGTAATGCCCCACTATCGTTTAATATATCGTCTCTAGCTTGTGTTAAAAATCCTTTGCGTGTCCTGACCATTGGTGGAGTACGCTGCCCAACCCTCTTCGTATGCTCCTTAACTACGACTGATCCCTTTGATGGGACACGCCGTTGATGCCTACGAACTCGATACGTTATCGCTGCGTCGGATAGTTGTTCTCCCCCACCCCCAAAATTTATTCTATACGCATACGGGGTCTTGTAACTTATTGTTGCAGAATCCCTAGAAAAAGTATATTCCCCTGATTTTTTCAACCTGCCTGATTTAACTGGAACTAATTCTTGGGAACGGTCGTAAATCATTTTCCCAAGAGTATGCATGTATGTCTGAATTGCATCAGATAATTTAGTATAATCAGTCATAGTACTTCATTATACTATGTTCTGGCTCCAAACTGGGGGGATACATGCGTGAAACATACCCGTTCCTCTATCAAATTTATCTAAGCGTATGATCTCTTTGCCGATATTACCGTGGTCTGGATGCCAGTAAGTAATCAAATGCTTCGGTGGCGTACTTACATGGAGTCTATTAGTAGTAAATTCGTCTGAACCTTTCATGGTTCCACAGATATACATTGCTCCTGTACCGATATCATATTCATCAATACGATGGAAGTGACCTATCATGATGTCATCAAATCGTTGAACATCACCCCATGATTGATTCTGTTGTTGCAGCCCACGCATTTGTCCTACCATACGAGTGAAACTAGCTGATGACCCCCCACCTGAAATAGAGTCACCATGCATAATGAGAACGTTACGATTAGCAATCTCAATGATCGTACTGAAATTCTTTGGGATATGGAATTCAATATTCGTTTGCTGCACACAGAACGCAGCTATCCATTGGTATAACATGTAATCCCAATCCATATACTTGTCTTTAGATGGAATCTTTCGAGTCATACGCCCGTGGTTACCCACAACTCCCGCCACTCTAATCTTATGGAAGTGTTGCGATAACGTCATAAGTGCTTGACTAATAAGGAATGCACCATTCATCATCTGCTCCATGCAGTTACCGATGTTAGTTCGTGCTAACTCCTCATGGATGTCCCCGCTAACCATGTCTCCTAACATAGGGATTACTAACTCATCTACGTCCGCAATGTTACGTCGGTAATTAGCAAGTAGTATAATTTGTTCCGTCCATCCATACAATCGTTTATTAAAGATATCTACGTTGTATTCATTGATACCCGTAGTTTGGTCGAACGTAACCCGATCTCCTACGTGCGTATCTGTCAGTGGGGCTACCATTGTTTGAGGCTTTGTCCCTCTGCGTCGTGTGTCACGAGATGTAGTCTTGTGATTAATCCGTGTTACTTTAGGGATAGCAGAAGTATTATCTCGTATCGCATCAATAATAAGTTCTTTCTTACTACTATCTTTTATTGAACTCTCATACAGTTTCTTGTAATAAGCAGCTTCAGCTTTATGAGTTGCGACTTTCTTATCCTGCTTGACTTTTTCCTCTACCCAAAAGTCTGGGTCTTCTAAAGGATCAATAGGCTCAGGAGCGATAGTGTCCGCCATTTGCTTGGCGGCAGCATACGACACCTGATCATAATCAATTCCTGAATAACCCTCCCGGTCGTACCATCGTTGAATTGTACTGCGGTGTACGTCGATTCCGTACTGTTCTTCCAGCCAGTTTCACAGGGCTGTCCATCCCATCCCCGCTCGACGCATCTTGATGATCTTCGGTTTCGCTTGTTCTGGTATTGTCATCTATTCTCAACTTTCTATACTCTAAGTAAAGTACCTTACCACACATTATACAGGATAATTCATCCTCGTCAAGTCTCATTGACCCATTACATTTGGGACATAAGTTATTATAAACGCTACGTTGGTTCTTTGTCAAGTTGTATTGAATCCCTAGCTAATTGTTTTAAGTATTTTTGGAATGCGTATGCTGGTTTTTCCATCGGATGCTTCCAAGCATTAGGAGTTTTTATAAGGCGTAGGATATATTTAGTAATCCACTTCAACTTACCTTGTACCTCCTGATCTATTGCATGATACGTTTCATGGGCATACATCCCAAACTCATAAATCTTAGCCTCATCGTCTCCTCGATTTATCCTAAAGCGTTTAGCTACTTCTGGATAACTAGGAGTGTAATAGATTGTCCCCCAAAGGGTAATCCCTTGAGGTTTGGAAGGGAACTTTCCAGCAACCTTACCTATTTTAGAATCAACCACCACGGGCGGTAGCCGATGTATCTCCCCGTCTACTGCCGATCCACCCGACCAATATCCAAATTCTTTATGAAGTTCTTCCCGTAAATGTTTTATCCATCCTTCGGGGAACTTCAAATGATATCCATAATTTTTATTTGTCATCATAAACGTCCAATCAGAGTAATTGTAAATGCTCTAACTTGTCTAAGATTAATTTCTTATTAACCGCACCAACCACCCTTCCCAAGTCTACCCCGCCTTTAAAAAATATTAGCGTGGGTATGCTACGAACATCGTATTGTACCGGAGTTCGTGAGTTAAAATCAATATTTAATTTAGCAATTTGTATTGAACCACCGTAATCTTTATCTAATTCCGTTAAAACGGGGGCTATCATTTTACATGGGCCGCACCACTCCGCCCAAAAATCTATAATAATTGGGGTAGGTGTTGAAGAAATATACTCTTCAAAATACGCATCATCTATAGTTTGAATCATTATTTCTTGTTCCCTAGCGTTGAGCCAGTTAATAACGCCCCAAAAGCTAAATGAAACAACCCGCCACCTTTCAACGTAAACGGTTCATGCTGACTTACCAGCTTCTTCAAATATTCCATTTGCACCAACGGGTCTTCAATCGCCTCTAAATGTCCCATGTAATCAGCTAAGTCCAACCCCATTCTCGCAACT